CTCTGACGGGCGAAACGGGTCCGAGGTAACCTTCGAATGGTCGACCCTCAAGAGCCGTCGAGCCCTCCCTTGCTTCGCAAGGGTGTGGTTGACGGACAACTTGATCAATCCATCAGACGAAATGTAGGCCGACTCGTTACCCTCCGCAAAAGTACGCGGAAGGGGAACGGTCGTCCCACTAATCGTGATGGATTGGGGATCGGCAAGAGCCATAGGCATCACTCCTAGGGTCAAGGTCTTTGACCCCACTGGCGTTTTGACGCGGATTCACACCCACTACTTAACTCGACTTAAGCCGAGAGCAGCAGTGATAGCCTTTTGGGTATTATTCAAACTACCCATAGTAAGGCCGAATCCATAAGGCGTTGCCCTCCGACGGATCTTGGTCTCAGTGACCAATTCAACCGTCAAAGGGTGGACCCCTGCTGATTTATAGCCAGTAGGTCCGCTGTATGTATAGACATCCGAAACACGAGAGTGTTCCATGATGTATCCATACTTCAGCACAAGACCGTATTTGGACCAAGAATTGAGGTTGTGAATAACATCCCCAACGCTTGAAAACCAATCAACGGCCCAGCTCCAAGGGGTAGCATTCCAAACGGTTTCTGGCGTCAGCTCCAAACCAAGCAAATCTATCGCTTGGCGGGAGTTACCCCACATATCGTCTGCGTAGTTAGGCATATGATATGTGAAGGCACCTGAAAACCATTGCCGCTTAGTAGTTTCGCGGTAACGAAACACGCTACCCCCCCCGAGCGGAGGATCATTAACCACAGACTGGAGTGAGATCCCACTAACAAAAGTGGAATTAAACAAACCAGTTGCAACCAATGATTCCTCCAAAACTCGAGTTGGTGAGAATTGATAACGACGGCGGACAACTCTCCCGGAGTCCCTATAGGCCTGTTCTAACAGCCTTTGGGATTTGGATATCACTTTCGCGACATCCATAATATCTCCAAGGAGAGGCTTCCACCCAAATTGGCCTTTCAAGTACTCGTTTGAGCTACCCTTAACAAAATTCTTAAGGTTTAGCTTTAGACGAGACTGCCACAAGTGTGATCCCAGCATAGCTGGAATCCCCTCGCGGTAAAGCTCAATAAGGGCGGTCGCAAGATCCGCCACGTTATTAGTGGGGGCACACCTACTAATGGCAGTAGTCCCAAGCGCCGCAAGCGTGCTCTCAGAAGAGCGCGCAGACGGCGGAAAGGGCA